TAGAGTGATATATACACTACGCCAAAAGAAAGGAGGCGCTGAAATGCGTATCAGAGTCGTAAAACCAACCGCCAGTCGGCTATTGCGGAAGCTGCGCGTTTGCGCTTATGTCCGTGTTTCGACTGACAGCGACGAGCAGGAAGGCTCGCTGGATAATCAGACGCAGTATTTCACGGATTACATCAACGCCAATTCTGAATGGGAGTTCGCCGGAGTATATGCCGACCAGGGCATTTCCGGCTTCAAGGAGAATAGACCCGAATTTCAAAGGATGCTCGCCGACGCGAGGAACGGCAAAATCGACCTCATCATCGTGAAGAGCATCTCACGGTTTGCCCGAAACACCGAAACGACCCTCGAAGCCACACGAGAGCTGAAAAGCATGGGCATAGGGGTATTCTTCCAACTTCAGAACATCAACACCCTCACGACCTCCGGCGAACTGCTCATGACCATTCAAGGCGCGTTTGCCCAGGCCGAGAGTGAGGGCGCAAGCCAGGTTGGACGGATGGTCTATCAGCGAAAGTTCCAAAACGGCATTCGCGCGCATGGGGCTGACCGCACCTACGGCTTTATGGTCGATGAGTTCGGCGACTTAATGCCAGACGAAAACGAGGCAACAGTCGTCCGACAGATATTTAATCTCGCCGAGCAGGGCGTGTGGGCATCCAAAATCAAAGAAAAAATGAATATGGAAGGCATCCCATCGCCAAGCGGCCGCCAATGGAATGACTCTCAAATCGCCCGTGTACTTCGGAATGTGATGTACAAGGGCGATATTATTTTGCAGAAAACCTACAAGGACGGTCGCAGAATAAGCCGCCCCAACCGTGGTGAAGCCGACCAATGGTACATCGCAGAAGACCACCCCGCCATAGTCGACCCCGCCCAATGGGAACGCGTACAGGCTGTTCACGCTGCGAGAAGGAAGCGCCTTGACACGCCGCTCCCTCCCGCACCCGACACGCCACGGTCGAGTTTCACCCGATACCCGCTGACCAATATGCTTTACTGCCCTTACTGTGGAGAGAAGCTCATACACAAATGGAGCAACGGTAGTCGTGAATATTGGGCTTGTAAAACGAACCTCAAGGTTTCGGCGGCCGCTTGCAAGGGCGTGTGGCTTCCCGCGCACATTGCCGATGCCTGGGGCGTTACCGAGCCTGTGACCGTGATACCTTACACCGACGAAAACCGTATGACGCATTTTACGGCTTATTTGAAAGCGGAATATGACGCTTCCGAGGACTGCCCTTATAGAAAGGAAGAGTGAGATGGCAAGAGAAATCCAACACATCCCCGCTCGGAGGGAAGCGGTCAACAGAGCCGCCGTCCGAGAAAGAAAAATCAAGCTCGCGGCATACTGCCGTGTGTCTACCAACAACGAAGACCAGCTTCTCAGTTTCGATAACCAGGTGACCTACTATCGTGACTACGCCACCCGCCATCCCGAATACGACCTTGTGGAGATATACGCAGATGAGGGCATTTCCGGCACAAGCACTAAGCATCGTGAGGAGTTCCTCCGCATGATTGCCGACTGTGAGGAAGGCAAAATCGACCTGATTATCACAAAGTCCATCTCCCGCTTCGCCCGAAATACCGCTGACTGTCTCAAATATTCCAGGCGGCTCAAAGACCTCGGCATTGCCGTTCAATTTGAAAAGGAGAGCATAAACACGCTTGAGGGAACCGGGGAGCTGCTGTTCACGATCCTGTCCTCACTGGCACAGGACGAAAGCCGCTCCATCTCCGAGAACTGCCAATGGGGCATCCGTTCCCTGTTCAAGCAGGGCGTTCTGCACCTCAATGCCAACCGCTTCTATGGTTACGACAAGAATGAAAAAGGGCGTCTGGTTATCAACAAGGAGCAGGGCCCTGTTGTCCAGCAGATTTTCCGTGACTTTATGAACGGGGTCAACCCTGATGTGATTGCCCGAAAGCTGAACGAGACTGGGGTGCCGGGGTGCATGGGCGAGCCTCGCTGGACAGTCGCAACCATTATGAGCATCCTCGAAAACGAGAAGCATATGGGCGACGCCATTTTGCAAAAAACCTATACCGCCGATTATCTAACAAAACGAATGGTCAAAAATGAGGGTCACATCGAGCAGTACTATGTCAAGGACGACCACGAGGCTCTCATAGACAAGGGCTTCTGGAATGCCACACAGATGGAAATCGCCCGCCGTCGGGAGTACATGGCACAGCATGGCCTGCGGACAATGGGACGCTACACCGACTCGCAGCCCTTTTCCAATCGGGTGTTCTGCGGGGTGTGCGGGAACGTGTTCTGGCGGAGAACGCTGGCACGGTTGAACGGCAGCATCAAGGTTTGGATGTGTGGCAAGCGGTATCAGCAGAAAGGCGTGAGGGGCTGCAACAGCGAAAGCCTCAAGGAAGCTGATTTGCACCGGGCATTCATCATGGCGTGGAATGTCATCCTGGAAAACCGCACCGAGTTCTTTCCCAAGTGGGAGGAGCAGAGCCACAGCGACAACCCGCTGATGGCTTTCCGCGCCCGGCAGTTCATCAAGGCTACCGAAAGTACCGAACCAATGCGGGTGCTGGATTGTGCATTGGTCAGCAAGATTTTCGACCATTGCACGGTAGAGCCGCTTGGCATAATCAATTTCTATTTCCTTGACGGCACACAACTTGGCGTCGAGTTCAAGGACTGACCCTGCAAAAAGGAAGCGGCCACTCTGGCATTGTACCAGAGTGGCCGTTTATTACATAGCAATCAAATTAGTAATCGATATTATACCATTTTTCACTTCGATCGGTGCTCGTTACTGCCGGAGAGATGGTCATAATGGTTTTATCATCATTAAACTCAATAGTGTAGGTCTCATAGTCATCGCCGTACATATTAATCTTAATTTTGCTTCCACTTACCAACTTGTAGTCATTTGTAAACACGGTCGTATTCATCCACGAATACCCCGTTTCCAAACGATACTCTACCTCAGAATCCGAAAATTCTAATATTTTAAGAATAGTACCGTCTGTGTCAATCCAGTCTTTTTGTAACTGAGTTTTCAGCGCCGACTTCTGGACACCAGATATAATCAAAAACACAATCACAACTGCAATAATGATGCTCCCCAAAAGCACAAACCGTTTTGGCACTGCTTTTTTGGCAGATGGAGGTGCCGCAGAGTCCATATCCTGCTTTTGCGATGCATATACAACCGCAGGGCTATCTTCTGCCGATAAAACTGCTCCGCACTTTGGACATACTTCACTATTATCTGGGATTGCTTCTCCACATTTCAGACAGAACATTGTAAATCCTCCTTAATCGTAATCCAAAAGACTAACGCTACACGACTTTATATCGTAGTTTTTATCAACAGACAGTCTAAACGTTGTTGATTCACCAGGTGCCAGCCCTTCCGAACCCGCTGCATAAGTCCAGTCAGTAGCAATCACGTTACCATTTGAACCCTTAAAGGCACCCATTACCTCAATAAACGAATAAGTTTTTGTGCCGTTGTTTTTTACGCTACCTGTACAAATAGTATAACTTGAATTGGTACTACAACTATCTGCTGTGATTTTCAAATCAGAATCGCCGCTACTGTAGCTACTATATAACGAGGTATTGCCACTCGACATATAACCGCCTTTTTCGTAGACATCTCCATCATCGTCCTTGATGTCACCGTTACTCAAAACTATGTATTTCTCAAAGGTAGTAAAAGTACCCTCTTTATAGTTCCATTCCTTTACTTCGTTTTCCATCTCCCTGTCCATACCCCATACAATGGTAACTTTGTTATCCGCAATAATGAGTTGGCAACTTGCATTACCCGTTATGTCGTTATACCTTGTGTATGTTCCTGCCACGGCTGCCATCATCTCATCTGAAGATGAATAAGTTGTTCTCCCCGATAGAACCACAGCATGACCAATTAAAAAAGCTATAACTATCGCAACAACCGCAGAAATGGCGTATATTATTTTTTTCTTTTTATTCTCTTTTTCCTTTTGTTGGCATTCCCTTAGTTCCGTTTCTTTACGCTGATTTTCAGCAATCTTATAGTTTTCTATCAACGAACATAATGTATCCGGATTACAAGCTGTTAAGGCATCTGCTTTAGTTACTTGACAGCCAATACATTTATCATTCGCTAAAGAGTTGTAGCACCCGCATCCGCATATCCAGCCATTATCAAGTTCCTTGGGTAGATATGTAAAAGATTCACCGAATTTGCTTTGCAAGGCTACTACTTTTTCGCTTTCACTTGAATCAGCAGGGTCAAATTGCTCTACTTCAAAAATATGTTCTTCTTTTCCCGCATATGTAAAAACAGTGCCGTCTTGGCAACAAATCTGATTTTCCTCGATTTCCAGCTTTCTAATATCGGGATTTGGTAGTTTGGCTTTAAGGTCTACTGCGGACCCGTTTTTTTGAACACAGATGTCTTGAATAATTAAGAAAAACTTGTCCTTGCCGCCAATTGGAACGATATCTCCAAAGGAATTAAATCCTACCGCATTAAACTTAATTGCTGTAATTACGCCATACCCAATATTTTCAAAACTAACATGAGCTGTTGCAATTCCGTTTTCACAAATGACATCACTTTTCAAACTCTTAATGTGCGCATTTACGTCAATTGTTTTTGAAACAGGTTTCATCTCTTTGCCTCCTCAAAATAAGAATGAAAGTGCTTGAACATATTGCTATCATCATAATACACTATTTTTCAATAATTTTCCACAAAAAGAACAAATAATTTTAACGCAATAGTAGTTCAATCAATTCCAAAGTGCAAGTTACTGTTATAATCATTGAGGCCCCATAGGGAGGCATAAACAATCCCTTACACGATTGGCTTATCGTGGGGAGGGTGGTGATGATTATTGAGTAGCAAGCACAAGCCAAAATGGAACGGTTCTTCGAAGGCAGATCGGCGCAAAGCCGCCAAGGACAAAATCAAAACTGCATATAAGGATTCTGCCGAAGTGGAGGTTATCCCCGCAACACGGGATTTAACCGCTGATGAGCCAAAGATACTCCGTGTGGCAGCATATTGCCGTGTAAGCACTGACCAGGAGGCACAGGCCGGTAGCTATGAGTTACAGGTGCAATACTACACCGACCTAATCCAAAAGAACCCCGCCTGGGAGTTCGTGGATATTTACGCCGATGAGGGCATTTCCGGCACGAACATAATGCATCGAAAGGAGTTCCAGCGCATGATAGCTGATTGCGTTGGTGGAAAAATCGACCTTCTCAACCAGATCGTTACTTGAAATCCGCAGAATGCTGTCTGAAACGCGATCTGACTACCCAGCACGCCGCCACCACCAATTACAATTTTAGAATAATTCATCTTTATGACCTTCTCTCTTTTTCATCTTAAGGATATTATATCAATGTAAATTTATTATTTCAAGTTTTATTATGATTCATTTAATGCATCTGAACAATACCTTTTCGCTGCCTGTATAGTAATGAAACAAGAATTTTTTATGTTCTACTGCTGGATTTGGGTAGTAAATCCCAATCGCCCCACCATATTCGTTCTTATCATCACAAAGGAAAGGAAGAGCAGAAATCTTCGGTCATCTTCCAGAATGCTGTTATGGTTTCTATCATCCGTGGCATCATGCCCGAGTGGAAAGCAGGAGAAAAGTTCTCCATTGCTGGGCAATACAGCAAAGATGACAAGGCAGTCATTTTTGACCTGAATACCGCCAAGCCCTACTGGCGCCGCGACCCCAAGAAGAATGCCGAGTAATACTCGATCACAGTAGCCCCAATGCCGATGGCAAGTCAGATGACAGGCCATCGGCATCTTTTTTGTTGAAAAAATCCATCGTATCGTATATAATAATCCGATAGAACACCTGGGAAGACTCGGCGACAATTTCATAGCGCCGGGTCTTTTTAGTGGGGTGATTTACCCCAGTCAAGGGTATCCCCTGGGGTAACTCGTATTTCTTGATGCAATATCAACCCCCCGCCATTGCTAAAAGGTATCTAACGCATCAACTGTGGGGTGTCTGATTACCTTGTGGAACGCGATGCAGGGAGCAAATATCGCTGATAAAAGCCCCTATTTCGGGGGTTTTGCTCGTATTACGGGCAGATTTTGCTCACTTCGGTACATATCGCCTGTGTGTTTTTAGGTTTGTCCGCGCTGTGAAGAATGAACATTGAGAGTAAAACGGGGTTGAGAAACGCCATAAGGTACAGTTATAATTAACTTATTGGCGAAACTCAACCTTTCGGCGAAACCAAATACAGAAATAGGAGGTGGCTCACTTGGGTCTGCTTGACAGCTTTTTCGCTAATCGGAAACAGAAGAAAGACGAGCGGGACGCTTTATGCCGCTCTGCCATTGACGAAGTGTCGGCAGCGAACCAGGGCATATCGAACCTCCTTAATGATACTCCGGGCTATATCTACGGTTACAGCTTTGCAAGTTCACTTGCCTCGTGGCATCAATTGGAGAGTCGGATTGCGGAGCGGAATCGTAAGCTACGAAAAGCCGCCTCACACCGTGAGCTTCAGCGACAGAGCAGCCTTTTTCAAACATCTCTCGCAAACCTCAATAGCGGCATTTCCGCCCATAATGCTTCGTGGCTCAAGAACGCAATTACCGAGGCGTATAGGCTCATCGGCAACATAGAGGGGCGGCCTCTCGACCAACAGCAAATGGGATGTATCGTAAAGGACGCTCCGAACCACCTTGTAGTAGCCGGAGCCGGAACGGGAAAGACCACGACCATTTTGGGTAAGGTAAAATACCTTCTTGCGACCGGGGCTTGCCGCGCCGATGAAATCCTTGTCCTCTCCTTTACAAATGCCGCTGCGAGCGAGATGAATGCGAGGCTCACCAAAGAGACAAACCTCGACATAAGGGTTTCAACATTTCATAAGCTCGGCTTGGATATCATAAAAAAGGCCGAGTCAATAACGCCGCTCATTTTCAAAGGCGATTCGCGCAGGTTCATTCGTGAGCAGATTGACCGATGCCTCGAAGATGATGACTACGCTCGACTCCTCATTGTATATATGCTCTTCCATCGTGTTAATCAGAAGTCCGAGTTCGATTTCGATTCCGAAAGGTCATACAAAGATTATCTAACTACCAATCCTCCGACTACAATCAAGGGCGAAACCGTAAAGAGCTACGGGGAAATGGAGATCGCCAATTTCCTCACACAGTATGGCATAGAGTACCACTACGAGGCATCCTACAAGGTCGATACCCGCACAGAAGAGTTCGGACAATACTACCCGGATTTCTACCTGCCGCAATACGATATTTACATCGAATACTTCGGAACGAACAGCAAAGGAGAAGTTCCTTCATACTTTTCGGGTCGTGATGGTAAAACGGCAAGCGAGGTCTACCAAGAAGGAATCGCATGGAAAGAGGGCCTCCACGCAGCAAACAGCACCACTCTGATTGAGTGCTTTGCATATGAGAAGCTCAATGGCAGTCTTCTTGAAAACTTACGAAAAGCCCTCCAAAAGCGTGGAGTGCGGATGGAGCAGGTTTCAGCAAACGAACTCTTCTCGCAAATGGACACGGGTAAAAAGAATGTTCTTGATGGGTTGGCTGAACTGTTCCAGACAGTGTTGTCCCTCTCCAAGAGCAATCGCCTATCATCCAAAGACCTCATCGACCTATGCTTGGCTCCTGCCAACGCCGGGCAGTTGGTCTTGGCTCAGCTATTCGCTCCCATATATGATGCCTACCAGGAGATGCTTGCCGCCGAAGGCTCCATCGACTTCAGCGATATGATAAACCTCGCAACCGACCATGTGACCGCAGGAGAATACCACCACAGCTTTAAGTACATCATCATTGATGAATACCAGGACATCTCCAAAGGGCAGTACAATCTTCTGCAAACCATGCGGAAAGATGCCTTCTTCTCGCTATTCTGCGTGGGAGATGACTGGCAGAGCATTTACCGCTTCGCTGGGAGCGATATCGGCTACATCCTGAACTTTGCACAGTATTGGGGAGATGCCGAGACGAGCAAGATTGAAACGACCTACCGCTTTTCGCAGCGACTCATTGACATATCCAGCCGTTTCATTATGGAAAACCCCAACCAGCTAAAGAAGTCGATTCATGCCTCCAAGGACACCGAGCGTTATGTCCTGGGCGAAATCCAAGGATACACGGACAAATGGGCTATCCAGTTCATGGCATCAAAGCTGGAGGATTTGCCCCGGAACAGCACCGTTTACTTCATTGGGCGTTATCAGTTCGATGCCGACTTATTAAAGGAAGATGGACACTTCCGGGTTTCCTACAACAATGTAACCAAGGTGTTGGATGTCGTTCTGCCGTCCCGCCCAGACCTCAAGATGGCTTTTTACACGGCTCACAGATCCAAAGGGCTGCAGGCCGACTTCGTATTCATCATCAACAATCGGGCAAACCACATGGGCTTTCCCAGCAAGGTGCAAAACCCGCCGTTGGTTGATTTGCTGTTGGAGCAGGCCGACAACTACCCCGATGCTGAGGAGCGCCGTCTGTTCTATGTTGCGATGACCCGTGCCAGGAAGCGGGTGTACTTGGTCACCACGGAGAAAAACCTTTCATGCTTCGCCCAAGACCTCAAGAGCCGCTACCAGGAGGAGATGAAGCGCGAGGCATTTACTTGCCCGTTGTGTGGGGCCCCGCTGGTAAGGCGCAAGGGACAGTATGGCGAGTTCTACGGCTGTTCGGCATACCGGGAGACCGGGTGCAGATACACGAGAAGAATTAGTTCTGCCAAATGAAAAAGGAACCATCTTTGGAATGAGATGGTTCCTTTTTCGTTATACATCTGGACGAAGGATATCAACTTCTTCATGGGTTATTGGGTATATAGTAGCATCGATTTCTGCCACGAGATGTGATTGCATTGCCAAAGTATTTAGCAGATTAAGAAGGGAGCGCACATCATCACGGGTCAGTTCGCAATGGGTGAAATCATAAGAATTGAACTTCAGCCATACATTTTTAATCACATCATACCCGGAGACATTTAGGTGCTGAATGGCAATTGGACAGAAAACACGAATCTCCGTATGCCCATCAGAAAGAATTAGTTGCTCATTTTCTTCGTCAAATGGGTGCGGTGCATTTGAAAGATGGAATCCTGCGGGAAGCGTTTCGGCGATTGCATCATAATCATACTGCAAAATGTTTTCGGCTTGATATCCTGCTTTTTCAAGTTCTGCAACCATCTTGCCCAACTCTGCCAATCTCCTAAACAGTTCACGATCACTTACGATGGGTATTCTTGCACGCTTGTCGGACTGGTTGACGGTGAACAATGCTCCTTCAAATTCATCCAAATACACTTGAGAGCAAAGAATTGCATAACTGTAAAAGACAATTTGCCTTGATGCCTCTGCGGCATCAACAGCTAAAATATCCATCACACGATGAAGAAGAGTAGCGTTAATATTTGACTGCATCCCCGTTTCACCAGTTGGATACTGGTTCACATAGATGTGGGAATTTCCCCTCGTACACATATCATTGTCAGGGTAATACCAGCAAAAGGAAACGAACTGGCTCAATGTTGGGTTTAAGTCCTTCGGTGCATGAGCCATAGCAAATCCTATAGTGTCGGGATTGCTATATGCTCGGATTATCTCTGGACGTAATCTTGTACCCCCACCACCGATTTTGGAATACCGCTGTAACAGATCCTTCCACAGTAAGACATTGGACAGAAGGAACGGACGGAAAGAGTACTGTGATATATTCTGATTGAGCATTGCATCAATAGAATGAGCATTTCCGCAACCATTTAGTGCCGTCTGGAATGCCTCAATCTTTTCATCCTTTGGCGGTCTGTCTTGATGAGCAAACCATGGCCGCGCACTCGCAGCACCACCGGTAGCTATTTCTTTGCTTCTGCGTTTCAGCATCGGTGCTTTGACATGAGTAAAAACCGCCGTTGGAGCCAGCTTTATGCCAGAGCAATGATTTATGAAAATTGCATTCTGCCCAGCTTCACCGCTCACAGGCCAGTATTTATTGTAGGCGTCTTCATTAAACGGCTTGGAGGGTGCAAAAGAATAATTATCTTCTGTTACTGGATTTAGCGTAAACTGGTCAAGTGTTTGTTCAGCACTTAAATGCATAGCTTCCAGCTTATCAGCCATGTTGAGACAAGAGTAATCAAGGAAATTATACGACCGTAGTCCTTCGGGCTCACCATACTTATGCGTGAGAATAATTATGGCGCGCCCCTGTAGCGTATGAAAAAGGCTATCATTTCTGACACCTGTACGCGCGTCCGCATCAACTGCAATGATATAAGCTGTAGAAAAGTGCTGGCTCAAGAACTTTCTGGCGTATCTATATGATTCCGCTTCAAGAAACGACAAAGGAACCACAAATGATAAAACGGAGTGGTTATGTGAATCCAGTAGTTTTTTGCAACTCCAGCGCAAGAACTGCATATAGGGATTATTCACTTGCTTTTGGGTGTTCTGCCGTGCGCGGCGACCTTCGACTGGTGGCCTAAAGTCATCCATAAGGCCGTTAATAATTGAAAAATCAGCCGTTGTATTCTGGCGCATAGAATCAGAGCAAGGAGGATTTCCTATAATCAGCTTCAGGGGCAGCGATGACAGATGACTTGCCCGTTGCAGTTCGTGGCCCTCAATTGAGTCCTCATTTGCTGGTTCGCCAAACACACAATTGCTCAAAGTATTTGCCAGAATAATACTCGTATTATGACTTCGTTCTCCCATTTGCCGTCCAATAACAGCCATTCTATAGTTTGCAAGCATATATGGAGCAGGCATTATTTCGAATCCGCACAGATTATAATGACCATCATGCGGGTCGTGCGCGATGACTTGTTCGAGGAAAGACCCTGTGCCACAACACGGGTCAATAATTGTGTTTCCCTCATCGTAGATACTGGCACCATCAAATTCATTCCGTACAACCAGACTTGTCAGTTGCACAACATAAGCAGCAAGGTCTTTCGGTGTGTAATATGCGCCATAATCAAAGCGGGATTGAGCATCATACTTGGAGAGGAACAGCTCAAACAATTTATGATAATCCGGGTTTAGCAACTGGAAATCCGTCATTTGAACAAACGAAAGGAACTTTATGCACTCATCTACCCACTGCGAAATGAAAGCCCCTGTGTCTGCGTTATCCCGTAAGAATATCATGAGGTTTCTAAAAGGAAGAAGAGCCTCGCCATCAATTAAGTCCTCTGAAATATAGGCTCTGATTTTAGTCTCTTTTTCTACAGGAGTGTCCGCACTCTGGCACAATACCCGATGTGCATAAAGCAAGCAGAACATTACCACTTGTGCAGTAAAGTCAGCAAATACCTTTTCGGTTCGGAGTGTTTCGTCATTGTGGTTGTAGACCAGTTGCCGCAAGTTTGAGAGAAGCGTGATTGTTCTGCGTTCATCATCATTTAAGGCTTCCTCTTCTGGTATAGAGGCATAGTGCTCAATATCGTCGGCTAACAAGCGTGTGCGCAAAGCGACAAGTTCCACCAGCTTACCCTCATCGCATTGCTGGGGCGATGGGTTCGCAAAGAACTGCCTCATAAAGACCTCGAACTGGGGATTAACGGTCAATCGCGACCAGTTGGAGCCATTCAGACGGTTCTTTTCCACAAGCGATATAACTGTTGGCTGCCCACCTTGGGTCATACAGAACACAAAGTCGATTCCATCAGTGATCACAAGCTTATGGCCGAGTGTAAGATATCGGTCAAACTGTTGTGGTCAAGCAAAATTGTAACACATGTGGCTTATAAAATCAGTTTCTCTGCCGTGCTGCGCAGCGAGCTTCAAACGGTGTTTGATACGCATTATGAGAATGTGGCCTGACGTGATTATA